GTCGCAGGAAACTGCACACTCGTGGCGGCGGCAGAGCTAGGCTGGAAAAAAATCGACGCTGTTTGCACGGACCTGGAAGGCGACGCGGTGGCGGCCTATGCGATCGCTGATAATCGCACCGCAGAGCTCGCGGAATGGGACACTGACGTATTAGAGGAGCAGTTGGCAAGCTTGTCGAAGGAGATGAAAACCGACTTTCAGTTTGACGCAAAGGCTCTCGATCAAATTTTTAACGAACAGACAAAAGCAGAGCAGCAAACCGAAGCAGGTGATTCGCAATACACCAAAACGATCAAAGCGCCTTTGTATGAACCAAAAGGGAAGCGACCACCTGTCAAGAATTTGCTCGACCGAACGAAGGCGGATCAGTTAATCGACGAGATCGACAAAGCAGATATTCCAAAAAATGTGAAAGTGTTTTTACGAGATGCAGCCGAGCGGCATGTGGTTTTTCACTTCGGAAACATCGCAGAGTTTTATTGTCACGCAAACACTGCGGTTCAAGAGTTAATGGAACGAAGCGGTCTGGTCATCATCGATTTTGAAAAGGCAATTGAAAATGGGTTCGTTCATTTGACCGACCGCCTCGGTGCCGTTGCGGATTTTGAGGAGTCTAAGCGTGCGTGACGACTTCTGCATTATGATTCTGTCGCACGGGCGACCGGATCGCGTCCACAGTTATGACTCACTGATGGCGAGCGGGTACACAGGCAAAGTCTACATCGTGATTGATGATGAAGACAAAACGTCCGACGAATACCGGCGGCGATTTGGCGACAAAGTGCTTGAGTTTTGCAAAGCCGAGTACGCGACGACGACCGACGAAGGCGACAACTTTCAACATCGGAAAGCGATCGTATATGCGCGAAATGCGTGTTGGGATTTGGCGGAGCAAATGGGATGTCGCTATTTCTGCCAGTTCGATGATGACTACGTTTCGTTTCACGTGCGCCATGATAGCGAACTCAAATATGTGAGTGGAACGGTTACGGAAACGATCGACGAGGTGATTGACAGTTTGCTGCAATTCTACATATCGATTCCGGCGTCGTCCCTCGCGTTAGCGCAAGGCGGTGATCATCTCGGAGGCGGTGGCAAAGTTCTCGCAAGTGGTCGCATCAGCGGCGGTATGCCGGTCCCGAAGCTGGCAAGAAAATGTATGAATAGCTGGTTCTGCGACACCCAAAAACCGTTTCGTTTTTTTGGTCACATGAATGAAGACGTTAGCGCCTACGTGACACACGGCCGACGCGGTCAATTATTCTTGACGGCAGTGCAGGCGATGCTCGTGCAGAAACCAACGCAATCAGCCGAAGGCGGAATGTCGGACGTGTATCTCGAATCGGGGACGTATGTCAAATCGTTTTATACCGTCATGGCGGCGCCGTCCTGTGTTCAAGTCGGAGTGTGGGGTGATCCACGAGGCAAGAATTATCGCCTTCATCACAAAATCAATTGGCAAACGGCAGTGCCGAAGTTGATGCGTGAAGAATGGAAAAAACAAACATGAGCACAATCGTTGTCGTTCCGTGGCACAACCGCAACCAGCTCGATGCGTTTATTGACGCGTGGGGTCTTGGATATCCCGACGCAAGGGTTCATTTTCAACAGGACCATAACGGCGACGGGTGTGCACAGACAAAAAACAAAGGAATACAAGCTGCAATCGCGGACGGTGCAGAGGTCGTGATTGTTCTTGACGACGACTGTTTTCCCGAAGACGGGCAAACAATACAAAGCCTCATCAATGCACACACAAAAGCGTTGCAGCCGCAGCCGGTGGCGATGTTTGAAACAGTGACAGAACCACCGAGTCGAGGAACGCCGTATTTCAATCAAACAGTCGAGATGCCGGTCGCTGCCAGTATGGGCTTCTGGTTGGGGATTGGCGACTACGACGCACCGGGGCAACTGGTTCACGGCGCGACAAAGCCAATGCAGTTTCATCGCAAGGCAATTCACGGCCGATACTTTCCCTTGTGCGGAATGAATCTCGCGTTTCGTGTCGACGAATGGCCTTGGTGCCAATTTATTGATGTCCCACGATTCGACGATATTTGGCAGGGATTTTTGTGGCAAAAAAAAGCGTATTCGGAAGGCAAGTGTTTCAATTTATCTGGGCCGCTTGTACGTCATTCAAGACAAAGCAATGTGTGGGCGAACTTGCGTGACGAAGCAGTCAGTATCGAAAGAAACGAAACGATATGGCAGGACATTCACAGAAGCAGTCTATCGTCGTATGACGAACTGATTAGTGAGATCAAGTTGCCGCATCCCGCTACCAGTAAAGCATGAGAACATGGGAACACGAGGACCGGCACGAACGCCGACGGTTAAACTGGCTGAACTGGGTTCGCATCGTGCGAAGTCTCGCGAGAAGAAAGAACCGCAGCCGGACACAACGAAACCGAAGACAACGCTGAAGCTAACAGCAGCAGAGCGGCGAGTGTTCAACAACGTCTGCAAGCTGCTGAAGTCGATGAACCTGCAAGCGGCGACGGACGGGAACGCGATCGCACGTTATGCGATGAACCTGCTGAAGTATCAGGACGCCTGCGACTGGTGCAACAAGCACGGCGAGACGTTCCCGGTGTATGAGATGGTCGGCGGTGAACGAAAGATCCGGCACGTGAAGCGGTTCCCGCAAAGCCAGATCCGGAACGAACTGGAAAGCACACTGTTACGGCTGGAACGCGAGTTCGGTTTGACGCCGGCGGCACGTGCAGGACTGGAAGTCGAAAACGCTAACACGAAAGGCGTCGGGCCAGCGTCAAAGTATCTTGCCTGACGCTGATTATTGGTTCGATGAAGATGCCGCTGACGCGGTGGTCGGTTTCTTCTCTGAGTGTCTGGTGCACGTTCAAGGGCATCTCGCGGGCGAACCGTTCGAGTTGCTGCCGTGGCAGGAACAGATGCTGCGCGAGGTGTTCGGATGGAAACGCGAAGACGGCACGAGACGCTATAGAAAGCTTTACGCGGAAGTGCCACGCAAAAACGGAAAGTCATTTCTGGCGAGCGGTCTGGCGTTGTACATGCTGCTCTGCGAAGGCGAGCCGGGCGCGCAGGTGTTCTCCGCAGCGTCGACACGTGACCAAGCGTCGCTCGTGTTCAACATGGCGGCCGACATGATCCGGAAAGCGCCTGATCCGGCGATCCGGAAAGTCACGAAGATACGAGATTCAAACAAGCGGATCATCGGAAAGCACGGCATCTACCGGGCGATCAGTTCGGACGCGGCAGGGGCACACGGGTTCAACGCGTCGTGCGTTGTGATCGATGAACTACACGTCGTGGATCGCAATTTTTTCAACGTGCTGGACACGTCGACCGGGGCGAGAACGCAGCCGCTCACGGTGATGATCACCACGGCGGGGTTCGATCGAACGTCGATCTGCTACGAGTTGCACCGCTATGCAGAGTCGGTTCAGCAGGGGTTGATCGTCGATGAGTCGTTCTATCCGGCTATTTTTGCAGCGGATTCGGAGGACGACTGGCGGCAGGTTGAGACATGGAAGAAGGCGAACCCGTCGCTGGGGCACGCGGTGACGCTGGATTATCTGCGCGAACAGGCCGCACGGGCGGAAGAAAACCCGGCCTTCGAGAACACATTTCGCCGCCTGCACCTGAATCAGTGGACGGAGAACGAGTCGCGCATTATTCCGATGCACGCCTACGACGCCTGTGCGGTACAATACGCAGAGGCGGAATTGTACGGCAGGCAGTGTTTTGGCGGGCTGGATTTGGCATCGACGCAGGACGTGACGGCGTTTGTGCTGGTGTTTCCGGAAGAGGACGGCGGCTGCAAGGTGCTGCCGTGGTTCTGGCTGCCAGAGGACACGGTAAACCAGCGAACGAAGCAGGATCAGAAAATGATTCGCACGTTCGCTGATCAGGGGATGATCGAACTTACGGACGGGAACGAAGTCGACACGGTTCAGGTCGCGCAGCAGATCGCGGACATCTGCGAGCAGTTCGACGTGATCAAGATCGGCTTTGATGGATGGAACGCAGCAGGGCCGACACAGCTAATGAAACTGAACGGCATTCCGCAACACGCTCTGGAAAAGATGCCGCAGACAACAGCAACTTTCAACGAACCATTCCGCCAGATGCTGGCGTGGATAGGCAACGGAAAATTCAGGCACAACGGCAACGCGGTGCTGCGATGGATGGCAGCGAACACGGTGGCGATTGAAGACACAGGCGGGCGAATCAAACCGGACAAGAAGAAGTCTCAAGAGAAGATTGACGGCATCGTCTCCACGTTGATGGGGATGGCGCTGAGTATCAAATACGGATCTGACGCAGGCGCGTACACCGACGAAAACGCCGGCGTAATTCTGTTCTAAGGGTAAAACATGCAGACAGACGAAATCGAGAACAACGCACCGCTGGAGAACCCGGCCGTTTCGTTACAAGATCCGGCCGCGTGGGACCGATACTTTGGCGGCATGGGCACCGAAGCAGGCGTGAAGATCTCGCCCACGATCGCGATGGGGCACCCGCCGCTGTGGCGTGCCGTATCGTTGATCAGTGGCAGCGTGGCAAAGCTGCCGGTGGATGTGTTTCGCCGCCTGCCGGAAGGTGCGAAAGAACGAGACACGCTGCACCCGGCGACGCGACTGCTGAAGAAACGCAGTTCGAAGTATGTGAAGGCGTTCACATTGAAGCAGACGCTCGTGGGGCACGCACTGCTTCGCGGCAACGGATACGCGGCGATCGAACGGAACAACCGCGGCGACGCCACACAGCTCGTTCTGCTGGATCCTGATGTGACGTTTCCTGCGATGCAGGACGCGGAGCTGTGGTATGTGACAGAGATTCGCGGCGAGCAGGTGCGGATACCATCGCGAGACGTGTTCCACGTGCGCGGTCTGTCTAATGACGGAATGAAAGGTTATGACATCGTGACGCTGATGGCGGAAGCGCTGTCCGTTGGCGTGGCGGCTTCCCGGTTCGGGGCGCGGTTCTTTGGGCAAGGCGCGAACGTGTCCGGCGTGCTGCAAGTGCCGGGGCACTTCTCGGAAGCGAAGATTTCGGCCACGATGGACGCGTGGGGAAAGATGAACCAAGGGCTGTCGAATTCTCACAAGGTCGCACTGCTGCAAGACGGCACGAAGTTCACGCCGTTGACTGTAAACCCGGCACAGTCGCAATTCCTCGAAACCCGCGAATATGAAGTCCGCACAATCGCGAACATCACAGGCTGTCCACCGCACAAGCTGGGCGATCCGACGCGCACCAGCCACAACAGTCTTGAGGCGGAAAACGAATCGTTCCTGAATGACTGTCTTGATCACTGGCTTTGCGAGATCGAAAGCGAAGCAAACACGAAGCTGCTGAGTGATACGCAGCAGCGGACAGACTCGCACTTCGTCGAGTTTAACCGCCGGGCACTGCTGCGGATGAGTGCGAATGATCGCGCGAACTTCTACACGAAAATGCAGATGTCGGGGAACATGACGATCAACGAAGTGCGGAACGCAGAGAACATGGCTCCAGTTGAGAACGGTGACGCACTGTACCGGCCGGCGAACCTGCTGGAGATCACAGAGCGTCAAGAACAGCCACCGCAGCCGGTGCGACTCGACGCCCCGGAGCCGACAGAAGACAATTCGCCAGCGGCTGCCAGCTTGCGGGCGATGGTTTCACACTGCGTCGATCGAAGTCTGCGAATCGAAAAGGATCGCGTTGTGTCGGCTGCAAAAACGAAAGACGACTTCCCAGCGTGGGTTGAATCGTTCTACACGCAATGGGTTCACACGTCGGCCATTCCCGCGGCCGGTTCAAAGAACGCTTTGATCAAACACGCACAAGCCAGCAAGCTCGCGCTGCTGGATGTTGCGGGCTCGTGTTCGCAGACGAGTCTGGCCGGGGCTGTCGCTGAGTGCGTCGCCACCTGGACAGACGAGCGAGGCGAAATCATTACCGACTCAATCATGGAGCACACAAACGATGAGCAATGAGATTCAACTGTATGGAGCCATCGGCGAAACCGAAGGCGGCGACGGGATTACAGCAAACACGTTCGCGGAACAGTACGCAGCAGCCTCAACGGATGAACCGCTCGACGTGTACATCTCCAGTCCGGGCGGCGTCGTTCGTGACGGGCTAACGATTTATTCGATGCTTGCGGCGCACCCGTCGCCGGTTCGCGTTCACGCTTACGGTGTTGTGGGATCAATCGCCACGATCATCGCCTGTGCGTCCGATGAGGTCGTGATGGCGCAGAACGCGAAGTTCATGATTCACAATCCGATGGGGCCGTCTGCGATGGCGTGGGGCGACGCGGACGATCTGCGAGAAGCAGCGGCCGAAACGGAAAAGATGGCGTCGATTCTGGACGGCATCAAAGATTCGATGGCCGACATTTACGCCGCACGATCCGGCAGCGACAAATCGCAGATTCTGGACTGGATGCAGGCGGAAACATGGTTCAGCGCAGCGGAAGCGAAGCGGGCCGGGTTCGCGGATTCAATCATTCCAAACAAAACGATCGCAGCCTGCTCCAATGCTGAGCCGTTCGCGGTGGCGGTGGAAACGCTTGAAGAGCTGGAAGAACTCGCACAAATGGCCGCAGCAATCGAGCTGAAGCAGCAGCCGGAATACTGCCCTGAAGAACGGCTGGCACTCGCCAAAGCGAAAATGGACTTGACGCTCAGAATCGGCTGACGAAAATACGTAGAGAACAAAAAACCAGATCAGGCCATCCCGCCGACAAGTGACGGCGGAAGTCTGCGAAAAGGGATAAGTGCAAGTGCACGAGTCGCCTTGAACACGGTCAAACGTGTCGGGGTGGTTCGTGCTTTTTTCGTGCCCCGGCAAAACACAAACAACATTTGCACAGGGGGCAAGACGTGGACATTCAAAGCAAAGTCGATCAGCGCGTGAAGCTGATCAAAGACGCTCAGGCGTTTCTGAGCGAGCGGGAAGACGGGCTGACATCAGACGAGTCTGCACAGTTCGACGCCATGATGGGCGACGCGGACACGCTGAAAGCCGAAATCGACGATCATCTGGCCGAAGAACAAGTGCGAGCGAATCGCGTTGCACGCATCGAAGCGGCTCAGGCCGATCTGGATGCCGTGCGATCACGCGGAAGCATCGACGCACTGGTTTCATCTGGTGGCAACGTGCCGCGGCTGCCGAGTTCAGACGCTCCGCGAGTTTCAACGTCAGAAGCGATCGCAGCGGCTGTTGATGGGCTGGCTCGTCATGGACACCCGCGTCTGATGGACGAAGAAGCACAGGCAGCCGCAAAGGCTGCCGGCATTGGCTTCTCGTTCGACAGTGGCGCTCCAGCTCTGGAGATTCCGCTGACAGCACGGGCACCGAAGTCGCTGGATGAGATCTACGCGGCACAGAGCACGACGGATAGTGCTGGTGGCTACACCATCCCGGAAGGCTTCGTCGCCAATCTGGAAAAGGCGTTGCTGACCTACGGCAGCGTGCGAAGCGTCGCCGATGTTCTGCGAACAGCCAGCGGCAATGATTTGCCGTGGCCGACTGCGGACGATACCAGCAACGTCGGGGCGCTTCTCGGTGAGAACTCAACCGACAGCGAGCAGGATGTCACGTTCGGCGTGTTCACGCTCGGCGCGTACAAGTACACGTCGAAGATCATCAAGACGTCGGTTGAGATCCTGCAAGACACCGGGATCAATCTGGCGGCGGAACTGGGGACGATGCTGGGCGAGCGGATCGCACGCATCCAGAACCAGCACTTCACCACCGGAACAGGAAGTTCGCAGCCGTCCGGGATCACCGTGGGCAGTGCCACTGGCGTGACTGCGGCCGGAGCTGCAGCGATCACGACTGATGAGATTCTTGATCTCGTGTCGTCTGTCGATCCAGCGTACCGAATGGGCGCGTCGTTCATGATGCACGACAGCACGAAGACGGCGCTGCTGAAGCTGAAGAACAGCAACAATGATTACATCTGGCGAGCAGGGTTCGAAGGCTCAGCACCAGACACGCTGCTCGGCTATCGCGTTGTGATCAACAACGACATGCCGGAAATCGCAACTGGAAACGTCACCATCTGCTTCGGCAACATGGGCGCGTATAAGGTTCGCGAAGTCCTGAACACGTCTTTGGTTCGCCTGAACGAACGATACGCCGACGCCCATCAAGTGGGATGGGTGGCGATCAATCGTGCTGACGGCGACCTGCTGACTGCCAGTTCTACGAATACACCAGTCAAGCATCTGGTGCAGGCGTAGTTTCTTGAATCGTGGCGGCGCTCCATCAGGGGCGCCGTCCTTTTTCTTCTGGGAGTCATCACGATGAAGGTGAAGCTGCTGATTGCTCGTGCGGGCCGGTACTTTTCAAACGCACCCGGCGAAGTCGTTGACATCGACGACGCAGAAGCCAGAAGGCTGATTGAACGCGGACAGGCCGAAGCGGTGAAGACAGCCACGAAACGCAAGCCAAAGGCGTCGGCTGAATGACGTACGTCGTCACGACAGAGCCATCAGTCGAGCCGCTGACGCTCAGCGAGCTAAAGGACGTGCTACGAATCACGACGACTGATTTCGACACGGAGCTGACGCGTCTGCTGACGGCATCACGTCGGCAGGTGGAACACGACTCGTTGCGCCGGCTGATCACGCAGACTGTAAAGCTGTATCTAGACGGCTTTCCCGTCGAAAAGGAAATTGAAATTCGGCAGGCTCCGGTTCAGTCCGTCACGTCTGTGACATACGTGGACACGGCCGGTGATACGCAGACGCTGAGCTCGGCGGATTATCACGTCGACACGATCCGCGAGCCGGCCCGCGTTGCACTGAAGACGAACAAAAACTGGCCGGAGACGGAATCGAATACACCGAACGCGGTGGTTGTCGAATTCGTTGGCGGTTACGGCGACGCAGGCTCTGACGTGCCTGCGGAGGCGCGTCTGGCCGTGCAACAGTGGGCAATGAATGAGTGGGGTGACTGCTCTGATTCGAGCACGAGCGACGCGTACAAGCGACTGATCGCTGCTCTGCGATGGACGGAGTATCACAAGATTTGAAAACCTGCGTTCGACAATACGACAAGAAGATCACGGTCGAGAACCTGAGCAAAACCGCCACGGCGGATGCGCACGGTTTCATCGATCCGACAGCGGCCAGCAACTGGGGTGAATACACAACAGCTTTCGCCAAGTGTACGAGCAAAGGCGGGCGAGAGTTTTGGAAAGTCGATCAGGTGCGGGCGGACGTGAGTCATGTTTGGACGTGCCCCTATGACGCCACACTCGCAGGCGTCACGTCAGACATGCGGCTGACGTATGCGGGCGTGAC